TCTTTTACTTCAGTCGTAATAAAATCCTTCATATTTTCTAAAACTTCATTTTTAATTTCATCAATAGTCATATTAATAATCTCCTTATTAAAATAATTTTTCTGCGTCAGTTATACCTCTAGCGATAGCATTAGCAAATTCTTCTATTCTATACATAAGTTTATAAGCGTCCTCTTGATTTGAAATAAATGCTGTTTCTACCAATACCGCAGGCATACTCGTTTCCCTTAATACACACAAATCAGGTCTTGCTTTTATACCTCTATCTACCATATTAAGAGAATTAACAATTTGAGCTTGAATACATTTTGCTAAGATATTGGATTTCCCACCATCTAATGCATAAACTAATGTTTCTGTTCCTTTTGCAGAACTATTTGCAGCAGAATTACAATGAATAGATACAAAAATATCTGCACCACTATTATTTGCAGTGGCACAGACATTAGGTTTACCCTCTGTTTCTCCGTTTAAATTATCACTCTGGATAAGCTGGCATGGATAGCCAATAACTTCCATTGTCTTTTTTACTTTCTCTCCAATAGCTAAAGCAATATCTACCTCTCTAATTCCATTTGCACAAGCTCCAGGGTCTAAATCCATATCATGTCCAGGGTTGATAAAAATTCGTAACATTGTATATGCAACTCCTATCTAAAATTTTAAGTTTTATTTACTAAGTTAAATCTACCGATTATCTTCCAATTAAATCCTTTAGTGGTGCGGTTTGTAGGCTTTTACCTTCCAATAACCTTCCAATTATCTACCGATTATTTAACAGCTAATTTTAGGTGTTTTACAAAAATAGCACTTTTTATAAGATTGTATGCATACACTTTATAAAAAGTGCCTATTTTGTAATATCTTTATTATTAACTCGTACCAGCCCACCCAGATAACCTAACAAGCCAGCACTTATTGTTGTAGATAATTCCGCATTACCATAAAAAATAGCCGTTATTAAAGCCATAACAAGCCCTATAACGACTACTAAATTTACTATATCTAATTTTTCATATTGCATAATTACCTCACTATTTGCATAATACCTATAACTATACTAGTACTAGTTGCTACTAATCCAATAAAACCAATAACCAAATTTTTAATAGAAACGATTTGTTTTTTATCGTTCTCTAGCTCTTTTATACGCTCGAACGCAAGGTCGATTTTTTTGCTATGTCTATCGAGCCTTTCCGTATTATTTTTTTGGTTGGCTATTACTGTTTCTACCAGTAAAGTTTCTACTCTTGTTAGTTGCACTTTAAGGTCACCCACCTCATTAAACAGGGTGCGTATACTTTCATCTGCCATCTACTCACCTTCTTACACAAAAAGCCATTAGAGTTTATTCTAATGGCTTTTACATTTTAAAAATATCAGCATGGCTTCCTGTATCGACTAATGTTAAAGTTAATATATCATTTTCAATTAAATATATTAATAACCAATCTGGTTGGATATGGCATTCATAGAAACCTTTAAATTTCCCTTTTAATTCGTGATTACGATATTTAATATCAAGTTCTTTTCCTTGTCTGATGTCATCTATAACTTTATCTAATAATGAAATATCTAATCCACGTTTTTTCATTAATTTATAACTTCTTTTGAAAGTATTTGTTATTTTTACTTTATACATTATTCTTCTAAAGCTTTCTTTAATTCTTCCATAGTAGTATAACTTTTTACATTAGGATTACCTGAAATTTCTTTAGCTTCAGCCATCGCTTTTAATAATTTAGGACTAAAACATGACATTTCATTCTTTGTTGCTTTTACCTCAAATGGTATTTTTTGCTCTCTAATTACTGCTTTGATAAACATATTTATCGCTACAGATACATTTAATCCAGTTTGTTCACAAAAGTGTTCAAAAAGCTTTTTATCTTCTGTTCCTATGCGAACACTTAAAGATGTTTGTGCCATAATATCAACTCCTTTACATATATTATAGCACATTTAATATATATTGTAATACATTTATTAAATTACAGCTTGCTTTTCTGCTAAATATTCAGCTACTAATGTACGATATTCTTCAGGAACTACTTTTTTACTGTCGCCTTCAATAGGTTCTAAGTTCCAAGAACCTCCAGCAACTAATAATCCATAAACAGGTATCATGTATTCTTTTATAATCATTTTATTTGCTCCTTGCTTTCTAATTTCACTAATCTTTGCTCTTGTTCTGCTACTGCATTAGCTAAAGATAGTAACATTGGACTTATATTTTCATGTGCTATAATCTGTTGCGTTTCTTCTTTTGGTGGTGTAAAGACTACGCCTAAACCTTCTTTAAACTCTGTTATATAGCCTACTTCACATTTTTGTCCTGTAATATCTATCCAATAGATATCTGGGCTAAATACAGTATATAAATCTTCTTTCTTTAATTCTGTTTCATAGATATAAATTACTTTTCCATATAATAACTGTGCATATCTGTGTTTATTCACTAAATATAACCTCCCCATGCTATTAATACAAAGCCATTTGCACCCCAATCGACATTAGCATTTCCTCCATCGCCACGCCAATATCCACTACTGCCACCACCGACGTTAATACTTAATGTTTGATTGGGTGTTACATCTAAATATCCAGTTTTATAACCTCCACTAGCTCCGCCAATTAATCTTCCTCTATAAGATGAAGTCCCCCAACTCCACGTTCTACCGTTACCGCCTTTTCCATAAGTTCCCGACTCTGTATTAAAATTTAAAGCCCAGCCAACACCACCAGCAATTTCCGTGCCCATTGTATAGCCGATTTCCTGCATTGCTACAGAACCCTTTTTCCCATTGGGACTGCCTCCTGCTTGTTGAGTTCCACCAATTTCACCATAGCCTATAGCATTACCATAGTTCAAATTCCCACTACCTCCCCCGCCTACAGAAATACTATCTATTGAACTGCCACCGCCAGCCGATACATTTGCGTTATATTGACCACGACCCATTGCTCCGCTTCCCGCTCCTGCTATTGCGTATCTTATACGGGTTACGTTTTTAGGTACTGTAAACGTAAATGTACCAGCTGTGGTATAGCTTTGTTCTGTATATACAGGCTTAGCACTGTTCAAAATCGCTTTAGTAGCACCATTTTTTTTAACTCTGCCCATTGTAGCCCTATTGTCTGTAGTTTCCCCAATAGCTATATAAGCTGTAACGCCATCTATTTTTGCGTTTATATAATCTCCGCCTATTTCTGCTGTTGTGGAATATGCTTTAGCTGTATGTTCGGTTGCACCTTTTTTTAAGTGTAATTTTTTTGCTAATTCCGCCATAATATCACCCTACTCTATCCATAATTCCGAACCGTTTGAAAAAACTATCTTCGGAACTTTAATATTAACACTACTAATAATTTCTACACCTGCATAAGTTAATTTAGCAATTTGTACTGTATTATCCTTATTAACAAAAGCTATGCCACTATCAGCATTCACCCCTTTAATACATAAACAGCCAGCTTGATTACTATCGCCAATATAAACATCATCACCGATTTTGTTCCATATACCGTTTGCCAAATTTAGAGCGCCTGTTAATGAGCCTCCACTTAATTTTAAATAACTGCCATCATGGTTATGAGCAGACGGCGCAAATGTTGATGGTTTTCCTGTGATTAAATTCCATGCAAGGCTTTTCCAGACGCCGTCTCCTGTAAAAATAGATGTTGCACTACCATCTCTTTTGGGCATTAATCCATTTGCCGTTGTTGATACAACTGCTGTACTTGCTTTGCCATTCCATGTAGTTTTTTCTGTATCTGTTACAAATCTGTGTGTCGCGTCTTGAGTAATCATGGTGGCAGGGTGATTTGCTGGGTGTACATAGTTGTTTGCACCTGTTGCAATACCATCTAATTTTTTCTTTAGTTCTGGGGTCATGTAACCTTTCAAACTATCTGTAACCTCTCGCCAATCTTGAGCATTTACTACGTTTTGCAATGTATCAAGCCATTGCTTTAATAATTTATCATTAGATAAAATTACACTAAAAATCAAATTCATTGTAGAATAAAGCACTGGGTCCTTTGAAATAAGTTGCGGAATTTCTAAAAAGAAATCATTACTACTAGGTATTGATTCATCTGGTCTTTTAAACCCATTTATCTCACTTGGCATTAATAACCCAAATTCTTTTTTTAATTCTTCACTATTCATCTAACCACCTCAAAACTCTACAGTCCATTTAAATATTGCTCCACTTTCAGCATCTACACCTTTAGATGTTAAGAGTCGCATTTTAGCAGCAGTTTGTTCTTCTTCATCTATCAAAGCTACTTCATTTATTGCACCAGTATACTCACCAGCTTCAATTTCTGCTTCAAAACAAACAGAAGTTTCAACCGGATAAGTAACTTCTTTTATATTTTTAGTTAGAACAACATTATTAAGTGGACCATTATCTGTTGGTGGTGCAGGATTTCCTTGCTCGTCTGTTTCCCCTGCTATACCAAAAGCCATTTTTACAATTTTACTTATTCTCCCTGTTGTTCCTATAGCTTGTGCAAATGCAGTTCTATAATCTGTAGTCGTTTTTTTATTGCTTTTTAAAAATGTATCTTGGTCAAATTCACTTTGTCTTTGTACACCTACTCCATTAACAGTTAAAGTATGTGTTGTATTTACATTACTCATAATATTTCTTTGCTCCCTTCATCTATAATTCCATGTTTTGTACTATAAAAAACACATATATTTTCCATTTGTTTATCTATTTCATAAGCACCACTTAAAATATGGCTACCATCTAAACAAAAAGAACCGTCCCAGCAGTTTTTTGTATTTGCTGTACGGTTCTGTATAACATTATTTTTATTTATATTAGAAACTTGATATTTTTTATAAATTTTTTGTTTATTATTTATTTTATTTTCTGTTTTATTACTATAACTAATAACTTGTTTACATTTAGAATTTATCTGTTGTTTATTTTCAATTTTATAATTAATATTTATATATAAAACAGGCATTAATAGATTTTTTATACTTAATAAATGTGTTTGTCTCTCTCGATATAATGCATCTGGTTTTATACCACTAAAATCTATTATATTATTAAAATTCCAAACACCATCCCAATAAACTTTCTCTGCTGTTCCTAAATTCCAAAAATCATGTGTACTATTAATATATTGATTAATATTTGCTTTATTGTAAATATTTTGTTCAAAATTACAACTAATTATTATTTTAAAAATTAAATTAGCAGGAATTATACAGCGTAAAATTGCCCTCATAGAACTAGCTACAAGCTCTGTTTCATCATTAAAATCTATTAATAATTCATACTTTTTTGTTGTAGTCGCAATAGCATTATTTTCACCATATCTAATGTCTAAAATTTGCTGTAATCTTCTAATGGTATAAGGAAGCATACTGTTTAATTTGATTAAAATATTAATTCTTCTATCCTCTAAAGTTTCAGTAGATTTTGACGTTAGGTTTAGCATATCCTCCCAGCGTTTTATTCCTTGCAAATCTGCTTTATAAACAAATGTGTTATAGAACCATTTGCAATTAGCTTGCCAAATAGTTTTAAATTCATCATTTTCTAATACTGAAAGCTGTCTAAACTCATCGGCATTAGCTATAACATTGGGATAATATCGCTCTAGTTTTACATTACGTTCTAAATTATCCACTTAATTCACCTCTAACAGCAAGAGCATTAATATCTAAAGTCAAATTTTCTTCTAAGTCATTTAATTTTGTATGTTCAACATCGGTTACCCCTTTAAGGTCTAAAAGTCTACTTTCAATTTGCGAAATACGAACAATAATCCCTTTATTTTCGTATCGTTCCATAGTAACAACTTGTGTATCTTGCCATTTAGAATTTAGTTCTAAAAAGTAATCATCAATAACTTTTTCAATTTTTGTTTTATAATCTATGAAACTTCCATTATTAAAAGTTATATTTAAGTCAATTTTTATAGCAGAATTTTTAGCTCCTTCAACTGTTACAATATGCCCAATGGGTGCAATTCCTAATCCTTCACCCTTATTTTGCTCTGGGTCAATTTTAGTTTGTACTTGTTTTATAAATTCTGCTGTTGGTGGTTTATATTCACTGGTCATAAATACTATTTTTACAGTTCCACCACCATTCCAAACTGGATAAACTTTAACACCTCCAACACCCTCAATTGCATTTACTTTTTCTTTATAATCAATAATATTGCCACCATATGCTTGATTTTCAAAACTATTCAAGTATCTTGTTCTAAAATCTTCGGTAGTTTCTTCTTCCTCTCCTGGAATAGTAACTTCTAAAAGTTGGGCAAATTCAAGACCTTTTACATAATCTATGGGAACTAATTTACCACTTGGTTTATTACCAATAATCCCTATAGTTTCACATTTTAATAAATATTGTCCATTTCCTAAGCTTTCAGTTATAGAATAATTCACATCATCATAAGAAAAGCGAGTGCCTACACTAATATTTATATTATTAGGAGTACACTCTCCTTTTACTATGGCATATGTTGCTGGATAAGGAGCTAATCCACGTTCTTTAGCTCTTAATATTAAAAATTCTCTTTCTGCTGTATCACCAAAAGTATTTTTTATAAAATAATCTACAGTCGCATATAAAAGCATAAATTCTATTGCTGCTGGTATACTTGCGTCATAAATAATAGAACCTTCTCTTTTATCTATATCATTTGGTACTTTTTCAAGCATTCTATTTAAAATAATATTTTCTGTTTGATTTTCATACATTTAAATAATATTCACTCCCTTCTCCATTTCAATGTTGCCTAGATTGGTTTTTACTGTAAATTTAGCTAGTACATTACCTTTATCATAAGACAGCTCAAAATCTTCTACACTATTTATTCTATCATCTTGTGTTAAAGCTTCTTTTATTCGTCTTGGTAATTCACTATATACATATGGTATAGGTTTACCAAATAAATCTTGTAATTCTACGCCATAATTCCAGCTATAAATAACATATTTATACCTTTCTGTATTTAATATTTTATAACAAGCTTGTGCTATTGCCTCAAGTTCATCAATACTACCAACTATTTTTTCATCAGCAATTTTCATTCGATAAGATTTACTAGAAATAGTATTAATTTTAGTTATATTTATATTTAAATCTGTATCTGTTCCTTGTGGTAAAAATCCCATATTATCCACCCCACTGACCAGTCAAATTTGTATGATTAGTAGACCTAGATAAAACAATAAATTCTTGTCCGCCCGATTGCTGAATTAAAATAACGCTCTCACCGACTGATAGACCGTTATGCACAGTAATTCGTTTTCGCCCGCTATAAGCGTGATTATGACTTTCAAATAAAGCGTCTCCGCTACCACCTGATTTATTTTCTGTTATATGATTAACAGTTATATCAACATCAAAATCTCTAACTAAATCAGTTAAAATTAAAAATTCTTCTGTAAGTAATTCTTTTTGGTCAATTCTAATCGTTAAGGGATTAATAGTTTCTACAACACCAAGACTGTAATCACATAGATTAGCACTATTTAATTGTTGTTTTACTAATTGTTGTATGGCTTCTTTTAAAGCAACAATACTCACTCAAAAATCCCTCCTTTAAGTGTTAAATCCATAAAATGTGAATTATTAGTATAAGTATGCTTAACTGATTCAACCAACATTTTCATATTTATTTCTTGTTTATCTATATATAATTTAACAAATATACTAGAACCACCACGAACTCTATCATCTCCAAAAGCATTTTTTATAGATAATGTACGCCTTACTCTGTTATAACGTTTAAGCATTGCTTTCGCCAATTCATCAAGATTTATTGGTTTTTCAGGATTTACAGATTTTATTTTTCTAAGAAGTCCCCATTTGGCTATAGTTTTTGTATCCATAGCAATATTACTAATTTCATGTGCATTAGTATCTTTATTATCAAAATAAAGTACAATATCATTATATGTGTCCTTATCTATATCAGAAGTAAAACTAAAATTTTCAGCAGTTTCACTATCAATTAAAATATCAACTCTCATATCATTTATATTTTTAAGAGTCAACTTTCCATAATCATCATAAAGCACATATAAATTTTTTGTAGCTTCTGTAGTTATATCTATAGCTGTCTGCATTAAATCGAATAAAGTTTGTTTACCTGCTCTAAATCGTGGAATTACATATTCAGTATCTGCAATATCACCAACAGTTAGCTGAAAATCTTCAGCTAACTGTTTTATTATTTCACTTGCTTTTTTATTTACTGTATTATAAATCTGTTCATTTTTTAGATATCTAAGCTGGTCATAAGCAATAATAGATAAAATATTATCTTTATCTAAATTACGTTTAAATACAAAACCAAAAAATATACCTACATCACCACGTTGTACTTTTACTCTATATCCTTCTTGTATATCCAACAATTCATCTTGTACTACTTTAAAAGTAATTTTGCTTGGTTGCCCTTTACGATAATATTCAATATTTACATTATCTTCAACAACTGGTATATAGCACTTATTATCAACAGTATGAATGGTTATTAATAATTCATTGCTATTATTCAAGTTTTAACACCTCTTTTAATGTAGGTGTTGATGGATTATACATTTTATTCAAATTCATAACGCTACGCCAATTCAAACTACCTCCACTCGCTAATTTTACAGCTTCATATACAGATTTTTCTTTTGTTACTTTCCAAACACTAGGAGTAATTTTATCTGTAGGTCTATTCTCTTTTATAGTATATGTTTCTTTGCCATTTTCATCAGTTTTTACCTCAACTTCTTTTGTAGCATAATACTTATACTCTTTTAGTTGTAAAGGCACTACAACATCAAATCCATTTTTAGCATCTTCACGTATACTATAATTCTCAATGGTAACCAATAAATTAGTATCAAACAAAACTTCAAAACTAGGTGTCATTCTCATTATTATTAATCGTAAAGGCTGTTTACTTTCTTTTGCTATTTTTATTTTTTCTAAATAATGTTCAGCTCCTTTAAATGAATATTCATTTAATAAATTACCTAAAATTCCTATTGAACCACCAAACAAATTATTAAATGCAGATACTCCTATTTCTGTATCGCTTTGGGAATAGTCTGCAAATGGATAATTACTATTAGGCAAAAGAAGCTCAAAAGATATTTCTTTCAGACCTTCTGTTTTAATAATATTTATTTCTCCTTCATTTATAAGATTTACAGTTTTATTTTTATTTTTTATACGTATATCCATTTTAGCTGGTGGAATAGGTAACATCATATCATCTAAATAAAAATAATATGCCATTATATATGCACCGCCTCAGCTCCATTTGCTGTAGCTTCTGCTATTTGTTCACCTATATGTGTTATAATTCCATCAAAATCAACATCTTTGGAAATATTATTTATATTTTCCATATTAATTTCAATTTTAGCAGTAGTATATTTATTTATTACTTCTTGTTCAGCAATATCTCTTATAAATTTTAAATCTTCGTCCATTATATCCATAGCTTCAGCTATTTTTTTAGTATTATCTGCCGTATCTTTAGTATTTTTAGCAGTATCATCTTTTCCTGCTAAATCTTCATAAGAAGGAATATTTCCTATTCCTTCTGGTACAGAATTTATATTACCTAAATTATCAGTATCAATACTTGGTAAATAATTGTGTATATCAAAATTACGAACAAAATCACCGGCAGTCTGTCCCCAAGCTTTAGAATCTGCTCTGTAAGTAATTTCACCAGTAACACTAAAACTTGTTCCAAATATTTCATTTACTGTAGATTTAACAACATTAAAAGCAGATATCAAACCATTAATTTTTTCAATCATAAAATTAATAGCTTCAGCTACTGTACTTGCTATAGAAGTAAACACAGAAGCTAAAGTATTTCTAAGACCATTACTTGCTATTTGCCATCCAATAAAAGCACCAACTACAGCTACAATCAAACCTATTAGCCATAATATAGGATTACGCAAAATAGTTGCATTTAATACAGCCATTGCTCCACTAGATAATAAAGTTGCAACAGCCATTAATCTTTGTGCGATACTTACAGCTATAGTTCTAGTATAAGAAATAGCTAAACTAGAATTAGTTAACACAAGCGCTGTATTATACATTAATGTATATGTTATAGCTAATAATTTACTAGCACTAGATAAACCAAGTGCTGTATTATAAGCAAAAGTATATGCTGTAGCCAATAACTGCAATCCATTATATATAGCTAAATAAGCGATATATCCACTCAAAGCAATACCAGCAGATGTCAACATACCTAACAAAATAGAAAATGTATATTCAATTACAACTCCTAAATTATTAAATCCATCAGTAAGTATATATACTCCTGCTACTACTGCACCTATAGGCAAAAATATTGCGCCCCACATTTCAGCAGCACTCATAGCAGTTAAAGTTTGCACTATTCCAAGAGTACGAATAAGTTTTATTGCTGTAGGAACATATGCTATAAATTGCAATACATATCCTACTTTACTTATCACACCCAAAATAGCCGTTTTAGTAGTTACACTAGCAAGAGCTATACCATATAAGCCTAATACACTAATAGCACCACCAAAACCAACCATTATAGTATCAATAGCAAATTTATTTTTATTATAAAAATTATCAAATTCACTATTTAGCCATTTTATATTGTTTATAAGTCCATTAATAGCATTAGCTCCAATAGTAGCAGCAGCAACTAAATTATTTGCAAAACTTTTTACTAATGAACTATTAGCTAATTTATTAATTTCTACATATACAGGTTGAAACGCATGACTTATTCTACTTTGAATATTAGTCCAAATATCTTCCCATTTCATAGGAATAGTTTCAAATTGTTTATTTATTTCATCCGTTGCTCCTAAAATAGCATTTTTAATTATTTCTGCTGTTATTTCACCATCTGCACCTAATTGTTTTATTTCTCCCATAGATACACCCATATAATCAGCAATATATTTTTCTATTAATGGTGCAGCTTCAGCTATAGAACGTAATTCATCACCTTGCAATTTACCAGACCCAAGAGCTTGTGTTAATTGTAATAAAGCGTCTTTTTGTCTTTCAATATCTGTACCACCTATATTAAATAACTTCTGAATATTTTCCATAAAAGGTACTACAGTTCTTGGGTCAGGAAATGCTTCTTTTGCAGTCATTGCAATTTTAGATACACTATCTGCCATTACATCATAAGGACCTCTTGCTCTAAGTGCCGATTGATAAATTTGTTCATTCAAAGCTATTGCTTGCTCTTGTCCACCAGCAACTAAGTTTAATCTCGCCATAATACCTGAATATGCGTCAGAAGCTTTGATTAATTTGCTAGGGATTGAAGCTATTTCTTCTATCGCATTAAATATCATATCACCAAAAATACTTCCAATTATAAAAGAACCTGTTAAGCTATCTTTTAAACTTTCAATACTTTCTTTTAATGAAGAAACATTTCTTTCAGCTTGTATAGTATCTATATTAACTTTTAAATATTTACCATCAGCACCATGCCAACGTCCCAACTTATCTTGATATGCTCCTAATGCTTCTAATTGTCCTATAGTATAAGGAATAGTTTTATTTATTCCTGCTATATTATTTTTTACACCATTAGCCATATTTTCCATACTTTGTTCAGCTTTTAAAGTGCTATTTGCCATTTGTTCTTCTGCTAGATAAAGTTTATTCACTGCTTGTGTAGCTTTATTAATAGGATTAGATATCCCATCTCTCATTTTTATAAACTGTTCTAAAGTAGACAAAATATCATCTCCTTTTAATTTTAGTCTTATTAGCTGCTTCTTTATCTCTTTTCATTTTTATAGCGATTGCTGCAAAAATAAAAGCCTGTTCTTCTTCAGACAGGCTTAATATTTCACTTGGTAATTTATGCAATTTGTGTAGGCAATAATACATTATATTAGAATAAATATCATTGCCGTTTATAAGTTTTTTGCTCTTTTAATTTTCGCTTCCATTCCAGACTCAAAACCATTTGCTTCATTAACTGCAAGTATTAAGTCGTTATACTCTCCAGGAATGAGCATTTTTTTTGCTAAATCTATTGCACCTATAGCACCATAGCTATTTTGTAATTCTGCATTATTTAAATTTGGATAAATAACAGTATTTTCTATCATTAAATCTGCTAGTTTAGCTGAATCTGTTTCAATATATGATTGTTGTGTTTTAGGATTAGTTACACGTTTTTTACATTGTGCTTTCAATTTACTTAACTCTGTTGCAGTTAAAATTTTAATTTTCCATGGTATAGGATTACCTTTTTCATCAATAAAACGTTCAGACGCTATATAATCAACTTCTTTATATTTAATAGCACTTTCAGCCATAAAAGCTTTTAAATTATCACTCATTTATATCTCTCCTTAATTTTAAACTATAAAAGCCACTTACTAAAAAGTAAATGGCTTTTATTTTTATAAAGTTGATAAACTATTTAAAGTATTAGAAAATTCATTCCAGTATGTGTTATCACCAAGAGTCATAAAAACTATAAAGAAACTTGTACCTCCTATAAAAGTATTTGCATAAGTTACTCTAAAAGTTTTATTTTGATATGGTGGTTCTTGAGTTTTTAATATCAAAAATCCATTATTACGAAATTTTTCATATCCCGAATAAGTTATAACTGTATTACTATTTCTATCTTTTACCCCTTGTATCATTTCATCTAAAACTTTTTTTCTATCCCATGCTGTTAAACTATTATCTGGAGTAGCTCCTTCTGTTCCAATATTTTCAACTTTTGGATAAACCAGTATTATTCCAAATAAATCGTTTGTTTTTATACTAGCTTTAATATTAAAACCATTTTTATCATTAGGATTATTTACCTCATTAATTTTCCAACCATCAGGAAAATTAATAGTAAAATTATAATCATAATTAGTATACTGTTGGGCAAAACCTACTTGATTAAATCCTAAAAAAATTAATGTACATAAAATTAATAAAAATTTTTTCATAAAAATAATCTCCTTTATATATAACTAATTATTTTAATTATATATATAAAAAAATTATTTTTCAGCATTTATTTCATTCCATCAATGTCTTTAAATTTTTCAGGCATTTCAAATCCTTCAAAAGTAAAATCTACATCTTGCTCAAGCCAATCACCATCAGCATCAAAACCAGCTATTGTTGCACCATCTAAGTTACAATCTTTTAAAATAACAGTTTGACTACCTACTGAACTTGTTGGGTCATAATTTTGAATAATAATATCAAAATAAAAATCTTGCCCTGTATCTTGATATTGTTTAACAAGCTCATTAAAACGAGAAGTATTATTATAAATAGTCATAGAACCTGTATAATTAACATTTGTCGTTCTATGTCCTACTGCTGTTCGTCCAAGAATAGGTACTTCTACCTTATTTTTTTCAGCTTTTGCTTCTAAATTTTTAGCTTGCATAAGCAGAAATCTTTCTCCGTTAAGATTATTTATAACACAAGACGCTAACTTTGCAGATACAACGTCTTTAGCGTGCATTGTTCTATTTGTATCCATTAATTCTCACCAACTTTCTAAGCTACAATAATATTCATATAAAGTTTTTCCATACACATTACAGGCTGTATAGCATATTCACTTAAAACGATTTCTTTAGATTGTCCCATTGTAGGAATTGGCACATCTTCTGCCTTAAAATTAGTAATTGCTCTTATTCGTTGCATTTCCTTTTCATATGCTACAATATCGCCCCAAAGAGCCATACGACCTTCATCGTCATTTGGTTCTTTTCCTAAATATGTTTTATTAAATAATCTAGCTATATCAATGGCATGTTGGTCTAATACACGAATAACCTGATTACTAGAAAAATCTTCATTTTTTTCTTTACAAAAAGAAGTAAATGTATTTATATCTCTAAGAATGTTTATATCTCCAACTATATCACCATCAACATTATCTGCTACACGGTGAAATATAAGCATACCATTTGTGATAGCTTTTTCTAATTCTGTTTGTTTATAATTTGTATTTATAATATATTCACCATCATATGTTTTATTTGTACAACTTGCATTTACAGCACAAGAAGCTTCTGCACCTGTTACCCAGTAAACTAAATTTGCAGGACTTTCACCTTTATCTATGACAGAATTTTGAATACTAATAACACCTTCATAATCAGCATTTTCATATCCATAAACTACACATTGAAATTTTGCTCCTACTTCATCACGCAAACGCTTAGTAAACTGTATCATTAAATCTTGAATAGTTTCATCTGTAGAAGCACAACCTAAAATATTAAAATAATATGGTTCAATTTTTTCTAAGAAATCTTGGTATTGCAAACCAGATATTTCACCACCATTACTACCACCTTCAAGCGGTGTACCAGATGTAATAGATTCAGATAATAAGCCTGTACGCTTAAATACTACATAATCATTATCTGTAATTTCTGCCCATGTAGAAATTGTTTGTTTATCTATCATAGTAAATGTAGTATCTTTTTGTGCTATAGCTGCACTGCCAATTTGTGCCATTCCTATCATAGAATTATTAATATCTTTATATTCGTTCAAATAAGTGATTACATCATATTTTGTTTCATCATCAATATTAGGCTGAATTGCAATAGTAAAGTTATTCCCTCGAACGCCACCATATTTAGCAGTTGCTAAATTATTACTAGCTTTAATTGCTCCATTATTAATTCTATAAAAATAACCTGTTTTAAGATTTTTAAATAAATCTCTCAAAGGCTTCATTTTTTCATGACTGTAATCATAACCAAAATAAAGCATAGAATTTTTTTGAAAATCAGCATTTTCTACTGTAAATACTTCACCTTCAATACCCCAATCTAAATCTAAAGGCATTGCAGCATATCCACGGTCTGCCATATTTACACTAGCACGTACTTTACTAACAAAATTAATATAAGTACCTGGTAATTTTTTATTTTGTGTAAGCCAAGTGCCACCACCTAAAGCCATAGTTTATTCCTCCTAATTTTTTTCTTCCTTTATTGGAGTAGATAAAAATTTATCTAATTCTTGTTTTATTTCTTCATGTGTATAATTTTTATTATTAGATAAAATAACCGCTAGTATATCTTTATACTGACGATATTTTTTAGATTGCAAAATCTGCGTTTTAGTATACATTTATTTCACCTTTTGTTTTTGAATTAATTTTTGCATTAATGGACCTCGTTGTATTGGTCTTATTACAAAGAAATCATAATGTATTTGTAAATGTAAAATATTATCTACTATATTAGCTTCCATATTTGTACCACGAATTAAATCTTTTCCCATGTAAATATATTCCAATATAGGATAAAGTTTATCTAAAATAGCATTTATTTCTTGTTGTGGTTCTAACTCACTTTTAGGAAAATACCTTATCATAAATATATTTTTTCTAAGATAACGATTGCCATATATAAGATTAAAACTACTATCTAATAATCTTACATAAAAAGAAGGTTCTTCAAATCCTTGTGGAATATCATTTATATAATAAGTGTAGTTATTACCAAATTCATTATTTAAAGCCTTTATTATACCTTTTACAATATCTTGCCCATTTACATCAACCATGTAAGTATCTCCTTAAAAACTCGTAAAATCTTTGCTGTACATAAGCATATCCTTCTTGTTCAACTAATTCAGCAGATAACTTCATCATGTGATGACCTTCCACAAAATTTGCTTTTAATCTTTTACCAAGAATAGGCACATATCTACCCACTTTTTGTCTATGTCCATTTTCAACATAAGCTGCATATTCCATAGGATTAAATATAGAAGCTATATAATAATCTCTATGTTTAATAGCTTTTACTATATACCAAGACTTACGAAGTGAGCCACCTTGAGAGATTTTTTTTAATTTAGGTTTTCCTTTATTTTTACCTCGTTTAATTTTACCTACTACTTCAAATGTTCCTTTTCCTACAGGTGTACGTTTTTTTACTTCAGCTAAAAACATAGCTGCTAAATCATTAGCCATTTGTTGCATAAATAAATCTTTATGTTCATTTAATGCTTCTAAATTAGCTTCAAATTGTTTTAACTTTTTAAAATTCTTTTTCATCATGCAAAATCATTATATAACTCAAGATTTATTTCTTGGTGTGTTTTATAAATAGCAGGTTTACCACTACAAACATAATCTGTAGTTAACCCTTGTCTACATATGGATACATAAGAACCAGCTTTTATCAGTATATCGGAAGGTAAAAATAATTTAATACTTTGTGTAAGTTTAGCTTGCTCATCATCTGTTGTACTAGGAAAATTAGAAAAAGACATTCTACAAGAAACATTTTCAAGATAAATTTTTTTTACTTGTCTAGTAATACCTGTATTAGCCTCTGTTATTTTTTCATAGGTATAAATATTACAAGTATCTTCATATAGTTTTTCTATAGCCATTTTAGCCTTTAGTCTAGATTTATCTAATATATTCATTTTGATAATCTCCTATATTTCCTTAATTGAACTATATAATTTTTTAATATAGAGTTAGCAAATATAACATTATTAGAACTATTACCAAAATTAACAGTTGTATCTCCTTCTTTTATACTTGTTATATCACCACTAGAGCCTTCCTCGCTCCCGATATTCTCGTTTCTGTAAATATCCATAGCCATTCTATAGGCAGTATTTACTAAGCCTTCAGGTAATTCATCAATATTACAGTAATTTAATATTGTTTCTTCAACATCATCTAAAATAAATTGAAGGACTGTATCCTTTTCATCAGATACAGTCCCTAATAAATTTTTAAGTTTAGTTACTTCTAGCATAATATTATCCTACTTTATGCTTAAATGCTACCATACGAATTTGTTTTTTATCATACACTCGTTCCCAATTTGTAGAATTTTCAAGCTCTACAAAAGTAGGGCTTTCTACATTAGTTCTTACTTTATTAGTCCATTTAATTCCACGTGGATGCATAATAAAACATTGACGATTAATAAGATAATCAATACCTGAACCCATTAATTTTTCTCGGTCAGTTTCAGTAGCAACAAAACCTTCTGGACTACCATTACCTAATGCAATAGCACCTTGTCCAAAAAGATAAGTTGTATATACTCCTTCATCTACTGGGCAACCATCATCAACAATTACTCTACGGTCTTGATATGTTTCAAATTCTACAGAATTGCTATCTCTTTCTGTAGAAATAAGATTTTGCTGTTTTAAATAAGATTTTGTTTTAGAATGCATAATTACGCCTGTAAGTTGGTCTTGTGCATCTCCTAAAAGTTGAAGGGCTTCAATAAAAGCAGAAGCAGAAATATTAGCAGCTTTTCCACTTGACGTAGATACATCATATACATGTTCTGCTTTCATTTGTTCAGACGAAAAAACGCCTTTAAGAATACGAAGTAATACTTTTTGTCGTTGACGTTCCCAGTATTTAGCAACAAGTGTTGCAATAGCTTCCATAGGGTCTTTTCCTGCAAGCTGTGCAGATAAATCTGTAGCAGCCCAAGCTTTAGCAAGACGAATAGTAGTAGATATATCTTGATTAGATGTAATTTTAGCAGGTGTTAATTTAGCTCCTTCAATTACAATTTCAGCATCTCCTGTCAAATCTTCAAAAAATGGCATATGATGAATTGGTGCTGGTTCACTTGCTAAACGGTCAAATTCTGCATTATTACTAACAATTCCACTTTGGTAAAGTGCAGATAATTCCATAGAACGATTAATCACATATGGATTAAATAGCTCTGGTACAATAATATCTTGTAAAGTTGTTGCCATTAGTTAATACCTCCAATATTTACTCCAGCAGCTTGAGCCAATGCTCTAGCTTGTTGTGGATTTTCTCTAAATAATTTACCTTGTTCAGTAAGATTAAAGTGTTCTTTACTAAATGGATTATTTATAGGATTACCACCATCTTTAGGTTCATAACGCTGTTTATCACTTTTAAATAAGAAAGGCTTAGATTGTTTCAGAGGATTAATCTGTTCATCTAAGCCTGTAACGGAGCCATCATCTCCAACAATTAATTTAGTTTTATCAATTAAACTTGCTACAATATCAACATCTTGTGCTGTATTAGTTAATTTTAATTTTACTGCACTATCAATACGTAAATTTTTTAAATCTTGCTCGTATTTAATTTTAGAAGATTTGTTTTCTTCTTGTAGCTGCTTAATAGTGCTTTCTAATTTTTCTTTATCTCCAGCCGTTTTCTTCAACGTTTCAAGCTGTTTATCACGCTCTTTAATCTGCGTTTCAAGATTAGATTTAGCTGTAGTAGCTTCATCAAATTTTGCTTTTAATTTTGCTTTTTCTACATAGTTATCTTTTAAAAAATTCTTTAAACCTTCTGTTGCTTTCTTTTTTGCTTCATCTGAAAGATTTAAAGAAGCAATGTATTCTTCAATAGTCATAATTTATCTCCTTATCAACCTGCTGTATAAGTGCCAGTTATAGATGCTGTACTTTCATCATTAAGATGCGCTGTACCAGAAATAGTTGTACCTGTAATAGTTAATTCAATAGATGTTATTTTGGCACCAGTATCTCCTTTTTCGCCTTTTGCTCCTTGCGGACCTTGTTCGCCAGTATCTCCTTTTTCGCCTTTTGCTCCTTGCGGACCTTGTTCGCCAGTATCTCCTTTAGCACCAGTTGCCCCTTGCGCTCCAGTATCACCTTTCTCTCCTTTTAAAGATGCTAAAAATTCTTCTTCTGACTTTTCTTCGTTTCCAGATTTAGATTTCCAAAGTTCATAAGCAGATTGACCATTTTCTCCTTGTGGTCCTGGAGTCATTGCTCTATTATTAGCATCTTCAATTCCTTTTTCCATATTGTTCATCAAGGATTTTGTAATAAGTTCTCCGTCCTGCCAATCATGTTTTGTATACATAGTTTTATTCTTCCTTTCCTGTTATACATTGTCCTATTTTTCCAGTTCCAATAACCGCAAGTCTCGTTTCGGCTGTGTAAATGCGGTTATTTTTTACACAGTCTTGTATAATCCTAATAATCTCATACTCATTTAAATCAGCTACCGCACTAAACGGGAAATCTTGTTTAAATAAATTAAGATATTCCATAATCCATTTATACATCTTCCTCACCACCTTTCTAAGTCCAAAAACCACCATTATATAAAATTACATTCCAAATAATAACCCAGAATACTTTCCAAAAAAAACTTAGTTTTACAGTTTTTCCATGACAATATATACTACCAACAATCTGCGTTGTAAATAAAATTATTGCCAATATGTGCCAAATATCCATTTACTCATCTCCTTAAAATTGGGTATAAAAAAACCACCTACAACTTTTTAAGTGGTTTATAAACTATATTTTATTAAACTAATAAGATGTTCTTTGGCAGGCGTGTGGATACCACGAAATTGTCCACCTCAAAGAACCTCTATCATAACTATATTATTTTAAAGTAGTATCATCATCTGCTTGTATAAAATAGGGGCAAGCTTCCTGTCCTAATTTATATTTATCTGGAATACTATCCAGAATTTTATTTTTAAATGTTGCTGGATAAAATTTACAAGCAAGTGAATCAATATTATTTAAACAAAGTGTACATTGATGTATACATGGAACTTCTATTTCTTTATTACCAAATATATTTTTTAAAATAATAGTTGTTTCTTTAGCCATTAAAGTCACCTTCAAATAAAATAACTTTTGTTCTATTTAAAATAATAGTAAGTGGTTCATGAATCAATCTAAACTAAAATCTTTTACTTCAACACGTTTATCAACATTAGCATTATTTTCTTTCCATCGAGCAATTAAATTTTTATATTTTTCTTTTTCTTCTTCAGATGTATGTTCATCAATGTATGTTCGTTCCAACTGTTCAAAATAAGGACACGCAGATTCACCCGAAGTATATTTTTCAGGTATATAATTTGGTTTAACATAAAATTTACATTCATTTGACCAAAAATTATATTTACACATACCACACATACCATCACAACCAAATTCAATTACTTCATTTTTAGATATTTGTGGAACAATTATAGGAACAACATCAATCTTCATTAATATCACCTTCAAATATTATTAATTTAGTTCTATTCAAAATAACCGTATATGAATTACTTTCTCCATGACCTGCTACATTAATTACATCATATCCTAACAAAGCAACCATAGAACCTATATCATATTTATTTTTAAAAATCTTATTTGCATAAGCTTCATATTTTTTATTATATTCCTCTCTAGTATAATTAGTTGATAAGCCAAACCATGAAGGATATTTTTTTACATATTGTTTAGCTATTTCAATTATTAAATCAGATTTAGATACATAATCTTTATCAGGAATAGTAAATATTTTAGCTGTTTTATCTAACGTAATAATTTCAATTTTTTTAAAGTTATTACCATTGCTTTTACCTAACTGAATATAATGTTCCATTTCTTTATCTAATCCACTAAAATAATTACCTTTAGTATAATCAGTAGCACAATACATACCTTTACCGTATTGTGCTTTTCCTACCCTACAATCAATATACCATTTACCATATCTTAAATCATATATATATTCATCAAGCTGTTTTAGTGTTTTTGCAGTATAAGCTCGTTTACCAATAAAATGGTCATCATTAACTAATTTTAAAAATTCATCTTTACTATACACTATACGAGGCAATCCATCAAATCCTTGATAATTAACAACATCATCAATTTGATTTTCAAATAAATTTTTACGTCTTTTCCATTTATCTGCAACAGCCTCTCCATCAACTATTTTATGAATCACATTACTATCTTTATTTTCTTTTTGCCAGTCTTTATATATTTTAGTTTTATCGACAAAAACTTTTTTCCAGTTATTATATTTCATATTGCCGTCAATATAATATGTTTTGCCTTCATCGTTTTTAGCAGCTCTTTTACTCCCTTTTAATTTTGGAGTGTGAGGAATAATACAGCTTCTGCACCAACAATGAAAAGGAGGAGCTGTTATACCTGTTTTAAAATCAGACATATTGAACATTTTCCCGTCTAAATGTCGGCATATATCTGAGGTTCTACGGTCTAGTGTAGCTAATATTTCATATTGCTTAACGCCTAAATTATTCAGACTGTCAAACTCACCTATGGTAGCAAAATATGCTGTTTCGGTTGCAATCAATCGTCCTGCCTGACTTAAAGACACATTCATTTTTTTAGCAAATTCCTTAACAACTTTATCTTGCGGTGTCCCTCTTATTAAAGATTGTACTAATGTGTTTTGTAGCGTATTAATTAATTTATTTTTATCTTTCCATATACGGTCAGAAAAATTTAATTCATCAACTGCCCATGGTTTAGCAAGAATTTTTTCAAGAGTTTTTGTATCAATTTTAACTATTTCAAAACCCATATTAAAACCTGCTTGTAATTCATAAGCTGTTTTATAATAGGTATTTTGATATGTGTCTTGCATAGCTTCATACATTCCATCTAAATAATTGCCATATAGATATTCTAAATGTTCTTGTATTTGTAATTTAATTGCTTCAAGTCTTGATATATGAAATTTAGCTGAAGCATTTTCTAACTGTTTAGTCCAATCATTAGTAATGCCATTTTCTTTAGCTCGTTTTATATATTGTTTTAAGGTCCATTTAAACTCTTCAAGTTCATTATTTTTTAAAAGTAATTTAGCTGCTCTTAAGCTTACATCATTATTAACTTTTAAACGCATATACCATTTAGCAATATCTTTTTCAAGATTATCTATCGCTTCCATATACATATCTTTTACACGTTCTAAAAATTCATCTTCTTGACTTAATTGTGCTTCATATAATTGCTCAAATCTTGCCTTCCAATACTCATTATCAGGTATTACCATTACCTTCACCACCGTCAAAAGCTTTACTATAAATATCTTCTAAATCTTGCTTTTTCTTTTGTTCATCTTCTAGCTGCTTTTCTTCATCTTCTGCATTTTCGACAAACGGGTGATTTTTTAGAATTGTTTTATTGGATATTACACCAACGGATTTACTGCACATATCGACAAGTTCGGTATCATTTCGAATTGATGTTCTAGTCCATGTTTGAATAATCTGTTTAGGTTCAAATCCTTTATATTTACAAATAGCACGAATAAGTTCACCAAATCCTAGTTTAAATTCTATTTCTAATAAACCAGCTTTTAATTCTAATAAGGAATATAAAAACTTCATAGCTTCACCACTGGTGTTATCAAATGATTGCTGTTGTGGGTCCACTCCTTGTCCCATACTAAAAATAGCTTTTCTTGTAGTTTCTAATAACTCTTTCCTTGCTTCAACTGGTATTTCAATTGTTAATGTAGATACTCCACTTTTGTCAGAAGTGTCATCACTTTCTGTTTTAATAGCTTTATAATATTTTAGGTCATTTAAAAATTCGTTTAAGTCTTGTCCCCCATAATTATTAAGTATAAATATAACTTCTTGAATATCTTCTAAATCATCTACAAAGCCACTATACGTTTTATCGTAAACATCAATAAGTGATTTTATCTTATTAAAATCATTAGTTAATGTATTATTATTGGGAAATTCAATGAATGGTACTCGCTCAAAATCATGGTTGTAAATATTTGTTGGTTGTCCATTTATACCTGTAGTAGTAAAAATATTATATGGTTCAAATACTTCTCCACGTTGTCTATAAGTAGCACATTGTGTATTGTTCCATAACTCACAAATTTCCCATTCTTTTCCCTCATCATCAATAGATTTATATGTTCTAAGCACAGCCTGTAGCTCTTTTTCCAATCTCGTACTATATACTGGATAAATTTGCATAGATGAAATAACTGCCCAGCGAAAACCTTTTACGTTATCAATCCAATAATGTAACCAACCAACACCACTATTGCTTGCTTCTACACATAAATCTTTAGCTTTTTTAGCATAGGCATCTCCTAAAACATTTGCTATATACTCATTCATAGTATCATCTTTGACATCAAATAGCGGTGGAGCTGTAAAAAGATAGCTTGCTTTTTGATTTACCAATAAATGATGAAAATTAAAAGCTATTTTATTATCTGCACATCGTAAAGGATTAGGTTTACCTTCTTGCAATTTTTCCTTTGGTTTTCTATGCAATATATCGTTATCTCCTAGATAATATCTTTGTGCTATCAGTGCATTTTTTACAAATACAGAATGATAAGATAAATATTTATTTATTAAATTTCTAGCTTGCTCTAAATTCAAATTAAATTACCTCACTTAAATATACTCATACCACCTTTGGATAAATCTTCTGCTATGCCTGTAGTAGCATCTGGTGCGTCATCATGTTTATTTTTACCTTCACGTTGATATTTAGTCATTGCCTCATAATAGTCTGACCATCTATTTTGCCAACCAACAGGAAAATAGATATGTTCCATAACCCAAGTAGCATTAGATAAAATACGAGCTTGTTTGTTTTTTGATTGGTGAAACCATTTTATTACACATTTATTAGTTCCTAATTTTTCTAATAAAATACGTCGTACACTTCTCGCAAATCCACGTCCACCATTGTTACTTTCAAATTTAGCTTTATTTACTCCATATATATATAAAGCATGAGCTACAGTATTTTCTGTAACTTCCATTGATGCTTTAGTATATATAACATCTAATACATATGCTTCATTTTGAAAAGTAGCTCCATAGATAATGCAACATAAATAATCGTCGCCTTCATCTGCTGTATCTATATAAGCCCTAACTTGTTTAAATGTAGGTAAATCACCAGTATAAGTTTTAAAATTACTATATAATCTGCCTTTTAAATCTATTGGTTCTTGCTGATAATTTGCAGACCAAATATCCAACCCCATAGCTTTTTTCTTATCTTCACAAGATTTAGCAGATAATATCTCATCACATAGCATAGAATTATCATCACAAACTGCTTTAAATTTTATATGTTCTACTTCATCACAAGAATAATGTTCTAAGGCTCTACCAGCTAAATCATCACTAGCCCAACGAGTCATTATTATTATTATCTTTCCACCTTCTTCAAGACGAGAAAGCATTGTATTTGTAAACCATTCCCAATGCTTTTCCTTTACACTTTCATTATTGGCTTCTTCTGCATTTTTAATAAGGTCATCAATTATTAAAAGGTCGCAACCAAAACCTGTAGCTGTACCTGTAGGACTTGTAGCAAGGTAATTATTATAACCACCTTCTAAGCTCCATAAATTCATAGCACCATCACCACATTTTATATATGTAAAAGGAAATACATCATGAAATACTGGTTTATATATATCTGCTTTAGCTTCTTGTATATCATTTCTCACATTTTTAGAGAACATAGTTGATAAAGTTTCATTATAACTTCCAGTCATTATTTTTTTTGTACGGTCTTTACCTAATATCCATTCCACAAATAATCCTGCTGTACGACTTTTACCATGTCTAGGCGGAACATTTAAGATTAATACTTTCTTATCTGATGTAATAAAATTTTGAAGCGTATTACAAATATCAACTAAAAAAGCTCTATCTAATTTATAAAATTCTGGAGCTTTTAATTGGGCATAAAAAAAGAACTCACGTCTTGCAAGTTCTATCTTTGCACCTAGTCTAGCTAAGTTTCTATTCATTTTATTAACCTCAATAATTCATCTCTAGTAAGATTTTCAAATGGATTTTCAGTTATAGTATTTATATTTTGAGTTATTTCTTGTACTTGGTTTTCTGTAGCTTCACCTCTACTTAAACGCTCTATTTTAACCGCAGTATCAAACAAACGAATAATTTCACTTGCATTTAGTTTAGATACATCTATTTTCTTTAACGCTTCTACTGCCTTTGCTTGCATAGACATTGCAATAGCAATATGACGTTTAGCCATCTTCTTACGTTCTCTTACAGCGGTTTTATATTCTATCTCCTGTAACGATTTATCCCATGCTATACAACGTTCTTGCCAATTATATTTTTGCTTCCAACCGACAAGTAATTGTCTAGTTTTTGACAACCTTCTTGCCAGCTCGGTTACATTTCTATCTTCCATTTCTAAATAGGCTTTAAATGCAGAAAAAGCTTTTTCGCTTTCATTTTCTTGTCTTTCCCACGGTCTTAATTGTTCATATTGCAATTACCTCCCTCATTTCTAATTTTATATTTAGCTAAGTATAAAAATGGTGTATCACATAATGCTATTCCAATTTCTATAATACTTGTACTCAATGCTATCATCATCAAGTCTTTTAATGGGTATATACCAATAAAAGCAATAAATACAAAACCAAAGTTTTCCAAACAATTACATAAAATAGTAGATACATTATTCCTTAACCACATCTTCTTGCCATTAAATTTATTTTTTAATTTCTCAAATAAATAAACATCTGCAATATTAGATATAGCAAACATTAATACACTAGCTACACATATTCTAGGTGCAATATTAAATAAATTTTGCATTGCTACATTGGCTATATCTATATCATTAGGTACATATAAAAGCGATATCTGCATATTTATAATATAAACTAATACACTAAATATCCCTATCAATACAGCTTGCTTTGCATATTTTTTACCATAACACTCAGATAATATATCTGTGGCTAAAAAATTAGAGGCAAACATAACATTTCCTAAAGTAGCACTAATATTAAATATATCCACACTTTTAGTAACTTCTATATTAGCTATTATAGATGCCATTGCTACCCAACAAATAAGACCATTTTTGCCAAATAATCTTTTAGTAATCAGTAATAAACTAAATACTGTAATTATCTCTACAACTAATAACCATTCATTCATCAACATATCTCCTTAGTTTTTAGCAGGATTATTGCGAACTGCTTTTTAAAATTTTTCCATTTATTATAAAAATATCTTTGTGCCTTCGTATATTCTATAAAATTTTGCTTAGATATAGTATTTACAGATATGCTTTTAGGTTGATGTATAAGTTTAAACTTTCCACTAAAAAATTTAGTAAATCTACCATATACTGCACTTTGTTTCCAACTGCTACTATCAACACTATAAAATGGAACTGTATTTAAAATATTAGTTCTAGTCATTCCTAGACAATGTATTTTACATTTATATTTTCTAGCATACTTGAGAAACAGTAAATATTGATGGTCTTTTATATCTTCATTTTTAAATCCTGTTATAGCTGCAAAACTATATTTTTTACACATATCTTTATAATCTGCAACACCTCTGTTTTTATGCCATACTGGAATTATTTTATTACTAACTTTTTCTAATATATTTCTTAAATAAAATACTTTATCTAAACCGACGATATTATCTATATCCATTTCAAAATATCCTAATATTTGTTTAGTATCATTTGCTTTTATCCATTCTGCATATTCTTTAGTATATGATTCCCATTCTACCTTAGACCCTTTTTGAAAAGAATGTGCTCCACTATCTACTAATATCTCCTTTCCAATACGTTTTATAGTATCTAAGGTATATTTTGATTTTCTGAAATAGAAATAGCTTATTAATATATAATCTACTTGGATATTATTACTTAAAAGATATTCAACTAATTGTTTATTACCATTCTCTATTGAGCTAAGAAATATTTTCATCAGATATATCCTTATCTACTTTTCTGAAATGTGTTTTACTATCTATATGCCCACAATGTGGACAACACAACATTTCTTTTTGTGGTTCTTCATAAACTTCATCTAAATCTTGTATTTCATTCCAATCTATATCATTAACATCAATTTTTGCTTTCTCGAAATCAAAAATACTCATATCGATATTAGCAATATTAGCTAATTCTTCTTCTAATTTCTCATAATCCCAACTAGAAAATTCACTTACTTTATTATCTGCTAATCTAAAAGCTTTTATTTGTTCTTCCGTTAAATCTGAAGCTATAATACATGGTACTTTATCCATGCCTAATTGTTTAGCAGCTTTTAATCTTGTATGACCAGCAACAATTATATTATTACTATCTACTATTATTGGAACTTTAAATCCAAATTGTTTGATACTATTTGCTACTGGTTCAACAGCCTCATCATTTATCCTAGGATTATTTTCATATGGAATTATTTCGTCTATTGATTTATAAATAATTTTAATGTCCATAATTGTATTTCCTTTCTTATTTTGGAATATAAAAAAAGCACCTATTTAGGTGCTTTAAATATGTTTATATGTTATAATATCTTTCGTTGCTCTGACCCAATCTGGCAACAGAGAGGGGGTGCTCATTATGAGTCTGACAGATTTCGTTTTGCTTGTTATGGTAAATGTAGTATCTTGCTATGTTTGCAAATGGATAGACAAGCATTTTTTTGAGTAACTATCCTAACGCTCTAGCATTAGCGTAATAATGTTAAAAAGCCTTAGGAACTGACCCTTCCTAAGGCTTTTGTGCGTCATTATGAATCTGACTTCGTCTATAACTAGTATAGCATATTACATAGATTTTGCAACATGAAGGTTATTATTTTAACATAAATTATAAAAATACATATTATTATTAAAATATATGGGTATATACAAATATTTATACAAAATAAATTTATAAAATAATAAAACCGCTGGTATTTTTACCAACGGTTTATCTTTTTTGTTTGCAATTATAATATATCATAAATCCAAAACCATTATCAACCATTATTAACCACGATTGACCACGATTAACCATTATTGACCACACTCTTTTTATTCAATGCTTTTTCTACAACTTCCAAAGCCCTAGGATGCATAGTTTGAACTATATAATTATATGAATAGTTAAGCATACTATATATTTCATCAAAAGACTTAAAGTTCAAATATCTTAATATGAGCAAACGTCTAAGAATTTCATCTTCTGGCTTAAAACTCAAACTCAATATAAAATTACTTATCTCAAACTGTTTGCTTTGATACTCTTGTTTCATTGCTTCAATTTTTTCTTCTTGTTCTATTAGTTTTGCTACATATCCACTAACATCATTTATACCACTATGACCGATATTTTCTTTATAAGAAGTTGTCATCTTGCTTGGTGAGGCTTGTAATTGTTCTAAAATATAATTACATTGAATAATTTTTTCATTGGCTGTATAAGCTTGTTGTAGATATTCTTTAGCCTTATTAACTTTTATTCTGCTTATTTTTCTCATCAATCAATACCTCCATCTATATAAACACTAAAAGGATAGCCTTATTTTAGCTATCCTAATTAGTGGATTTATCCTATTAAAAATATTGTAGTTGCTATTAAACACAATATAATACTTATAATTTTGATTATAGGAATATTTCTTTTATAAAATTCTTGTTCTGTCTTTAATGGTATTCTTACCAACTTAGGTCCATTATTATTCATATTTTCCTACCTTCATTACTTTTTTATTATCTGTTTCCATATCCCAGAAATCAATTCTTAGAATTTTTATATGCAAACGTTTCATCAGTTCTACATTAGCTCGTCTGAAAGCCCTACGACAAAAAGCATAGAAAAAGTTTTCTCGGCTTCTTTTTTCAACAGCTTTTTTATATGTTGTATCTGCATATTGTCCATCATTTGTAAGAGGATTTATCCCTTCCTTTCTCATTCACTCACCAGCCTTTATATTTTTTACTACCTTTTTAGAAAATTCTTTTGCAAATCTATGTTTTAATGTACAGTTATTTTTATTACATGGTTTCTTATTAATCCAACACATATACCCTGTGTCGGCTTCATAATATCGTTCATCACATTGCATAGTCGTTCACACTCTTTGTATTTTTTAACACTTATAAACTTTCTAAATCACCGTGTAATTCTTTCATTTCTTGATAATATTCAATTTTGTGTTGTTCAAATATTTTTTCAAATAAATCTTCATTATCAAATATGTTCCCAATTATTTTTATTTCATTATAAAAAAATTCAACTGATAATATTGCTCCGGTATTATAACCAAACACAAAATTATTATCTTCAAAAACAGCAACAGCACGAGAAGGTTCGTCCCATTCTGGTTTAACTTCTTCCACAATATCTCCTTCAAAAATCTCATTTCCGTTTACATCTTTAAGCCATATTGCTTGCCCCACTGTTTCTGGATTAACTTCATGCATTACTATTGGTCCGGCATTTTCTCCATCAAATATATAATGCCTTATTTTTTCATCTTTCGTATTTTTAAATAAAACTTTTCTAACATATCCACCATAACACCATTTATTTGTATTTATCTCTTTACCTCTAAATAATATTTTCCTCATCTTAATCTCCTATATTTTTAATTCTTATAAAAGTATTGAATAGCTAAATCTAAACCATTTTTTAAAGCTTCATCACTATTTATTTGTTCCATTGTGTATCCCAAATCATTTAAAGTATCTTCTGTATCATAAGTATATGCAAATTCATGACTCCAAAGCTCATGAATAAACATAGATTTTATAAATCCGCTTCCGTCCTTATCTTGTTCTATAGCTTCTTGCTTTTCTTTCCTATGTCTTTGCGACATATTTTTTAATTCTTCCTTATCTTTCTTTTTTATAAATCCGCCATAACCAATAGAACAAATATCTTCTCCATTCAATCCATATTCTTTTAATTTCTTTTCAAATTCTTCTTTACTAGAAGTAAATATATAGAAAATTTTGTCTTTAGCAAATGTATCATATTCCTCTTGATGTTTATTTTTCATTTCTTCATAAGTCATCATCTTTTATACCTCGTTCCTTTATTTTTCTATTTATTTGTTTTTTAAATTCTAATACTATCCAATCGAATTCAAGCATTTCTTCTTCACATTCTTTTAAAAATATTTCTTCATCCATATCCATGACACTAAAATAAATTATTTTCTTCCTGAAGTTGTTTTATTATATATGGGTCTGTTTCAGTTGTAATATCTGTAATTAATGGAGTTATCGTTATCTCTACTCTAGGATTATATTTATCTAATCCTGCTATTTTTGTGCCGTCCCAGCTTTTTATTATTCTGTCATCAGAAAGAAGCCATGTACAAGTAGTTTTCTTTTTACCATTTATAGTTTTCTGTTCATCAGATAAAATATCTGCTGTAGCTTGCATTAATCCCACAAGGTCAGGATAATGTGCTTTGTCCTGTAGATAATATTTACATGTTAGTTGTACTGGCATTGTATAATGTGGCAATCTATCAGGAGCATAAGATTTTATTAATTGTTTTTTGCAACTAATTTCATACTTTTTATAAGCCTTACTAGGTACAAGAGAAGGCATCTCTTTTTTCTTTCCTTTAATTTTTATCATTGTTGCACTATTTTTCTTAGTTGCTGGTTGACCTAATAAAATAAAAGAAAATGATGTATTATTCATATCTTTAAAATCCCTTCTATATTGTCGATATCATGAAATAATCAAATCCGCCTGTAATTTTCCCACCATGTGATTTAACTATTCTCTGTTCATCTTTATTCCTAATTTTTATCAATCCATTATCTTGTATATATTTAGCTATCTTCAATAGTTCATCTATTTTATCTGTATCATAGTAATAAGCTACAAGTGCATAATTATCTATTCCCGTTCTTTTTTTTAATAAATCAATATCACTTCTTCGCTTTTGCAACATAGCATTTTTTTCATCATCTATTTTTTTCTGCTCTTTTTTTGCTATTTTATTTTCATTTTTAATGCTATTAAAATGCCATAACTCTTTATGTGTTTGATAATATCCCTTAAACCTGCATTTTTGTGAACAATATCTTGCTTTACCTGTTTTACTCTCAAACTCCTTACCACAGATGCATATCTTTTTCATAGTTATACCGCCTTTTGACCTAATACTATTTGCTTATGTTCGCCTATAAATGTTAATAAACTCTTATTTTTAGGAGTATTATCTATAATCTGCAATGTTACTTTATTTTCATATTGGTCATTAGTACGTTTTACAATGCGGTTATATACTTTCATAAATCTATCAGCAACGTTATAATCTCCGCCACAGATATTCCTAGAACCAATTATTTTTATAGTTTCTTCAATTGCTGGGTGCGACCATTTTTGATTAGGTTTGTAAAAATCTATTTTGCTTCGTACCTCTTGCCATGCTTCATAATCACTAGGAGCATTAATTTTATTTTCTCCGTTAACTATTTCCTTTACTGTATTTATTATTTCGCCTGGCAATGGTACAGTTGGTATCTTCTTATCTCGAAGTATTTTTAACACTGCTTGTTGTCCTAATCCAAAAGAAATATCAGGCATTATAATTGCCCATGCTTTCGCTGTGGCACTTAAATCTTTATCTTGTATATTTGGCATTGTTGCTACAACATAACTTAAAAGAGTAGCTGCTTCTTTTACATTCATCTTTCTTCACCCTTCCATAAGAGCCATTAAACTATCTACAGCTTTATTAACTTTAGGCTTATTTTCTTGTTTTAATTTTAACGGCGGTTTCTTGCCATATTTTGCCCAACTTCGTAAAATCCCTCTAGCATATTTCATGAAAGCCACATCTTTGAGATGACTCATGTTTATCTGGGTTTCTTGCATTGCCCTTAATGTATCATCTTTCCCATGTACTTCTACACAATCCAATAAAACCATAAGAGCATTAGGACTTAAATCAACTGCTACGTTATTTTTATAAAAGTCGATAGCCTCATGTGCGTGCGTATATAAAAAATATATATTATTCTCTATATCTCTATTACTCTTATTATGGCTAGCGTTTTCACTAGCATTTGTACTAGTGATTGGGCTAGTAATTGGACTAGCATTTGTACTAGCGAAATTATCATGATGTGTTCTCAATCCTTTATCATTGTTGGCTTCTAGCGTTTTATTTTTACTAGCAGTTGTGCTAGTGATTGTACTAGCAGTTACACTAGCATTTGTACTAGTAGTTGTACTAGCGAAATTATCATGATAATTTTTTAATAGAGAATAACTTGAGGCTTGACCTCTTTTTTTACTAGGCGTATATTTTATTAAATTTAATTTTATTAAAATTTTTCTACGAGATATTAAAGAGCTATCAGAGTTAATTCGTGCTAATTCCATTAATCTTTTATTGTCTACATAAAAAACTTCTGGTCTTCTTGCTTTATTCCATATATATACAAGCTTAAAATATAATAATTGTGTTTTTTCATCTAAATTAAATTGTTCAGCATAATTATCATTAAAAGAGTTTAAGAGATTATGAGCTTTTAATTCCATATTTTTTACCTCATGGGAAGGTGCTTGACTTAGCAAGCACCTTTTCCTATTTATTGTGCCACTGTTGGCATTTGTACAACATTATTTGGTACATCTATTACATTTTCTACAATTTCTTTAGAATTAATTTCTGTATTTGAAGCATTATCTTCTGTAAATAATGTCTGCTGGATATTATTTCTATTACCTTCTAAATATTTAATTGCTTCGTCTGCTATAATATTAAGCTTATCTACTACGTCATAAGTAAAAAATCCTTTTTGTCCATCTTCAAAACTATCAGTAGGATATTTTCTTATATGTGTATTAATAGGTATCCATACATCATCATCTGTTAAATGAAAAAGACAACTAATTATTGCTGATGTAGCTTCATTAGAACCTTTAAAATTAACTTTATATATTTTTATTCTTTTAGAAAAAATTGCTCCTATTTTAAAAATATCTAATACTGGTTTAATTAAATCATTTAGTGCATTATAAAAACTTGGCAATGGCTGTTCTACATAATTATTTTTATGTTCTTCTATAACACAATTATTTTTATCAAGTACTTTGTAAAAGATATCAAGTGTTCCATTACTTTTTATTTCTACTTTAGTTATAAATCGGCTGTTCATTTTACCGCCTCCATATTCTTTCTAGTTAACTTATAAATTTTTGCTATATCTTTAGTTAATGCTATGGATTGTAAAATATATTTTTTCAAAAATGTTAATTTACCAATGTTATGAATTTCATTGTGATGTACCCTACAAAGTGGTAATACTTGCATTCCTATTTGTGGTATTTCTTTTCTATTTCTACCAGCTCCTATAGCATCTACATGATGAAGTTCCGCTTTTTTACCACACACTGCACATCTTTTCTTCATTAAACAAGCCCATACATATTTAGGAATATCTTCACATAATTCATATAAAGGTTCTCCTATATCTATATCATGAAGTATACAAAAATCTATTAAATACGTTATATATAATCTAGCTACTTCTACACTACAATTCGATAAAGAAAAATCCGTATCAAAACTACATGGAACATGACCATTAAACATTTGTTTAGTTATTTCTTTTGTTGCTTCTAATGGAGTATATCCCCACCATGCTGAAATATATCCCAACAAAACAAAAGCTTTTCTTCTTTGAGCCATACTTATTTTTCTACTATCTGGTATTTCAACAATAATTTTTCTAGCTGTCTTTGTAATCTCATTATCTTTACAAGGAACGAAGGCGATTACACCGCCTTCAGTTCTCTTTACAATTTTTCCATACTTAATCATTAAAATGGAATTTCTTCTCCAAAGTTTTCAGCTAAATTATTATTGTTTTCTAATACTTTTTTTGCAGGTGGTTCAATATCTGTAATTCCTTCTACTGGTCTAATTGATATTAACTTAACAGCAGTAGATAATCCGCCGTTACGATTAATATATTCTTCTTCCCTAAATACTCCACCAAATAATTTTCCTTCTAAACTTTTTTCATTCCAATTCCACTTATATCCTGAATTTGATTTTTCAATATTTAATAACATACCTTTAAAACGTCCCATGCTATCACCTTCTGTAAGCTGATAATATGAACCTCTCCATTTTGCTTGTTCTTTATTTCGTTCTTGTTCTTGTAGATATTGATTTAGGTAAAAGTCTTTATATTCACCTTCTGCAATATCTATTGCAAGTTTTAACATCTCTTTTCCATTCTTAGATTTAGTACATTCAGCTCTAACAATGCTACATACATAGCCACCAGCAGGTAATTTTTTATATTCTCCTGTAATAGCTTCTACACTATCCCAATTTGCAGGTTTATTCATCATAGTTAATTACTCCTCATCATTTTCATATTTTATTAATTGTTCAATTACAGTTTTTATATCATTAGGTATTTCTTTATCAAAACACCCCATAGGACTTTTTGCTGTTGAATGATTAGCATATGTTTCAAATACATAGTTGCCATCAACTGCTTTAGCTAACAATACTGTTGTAAATTTACTCTCTAAAACGATTTTATCTAACTTTTTACCACTGGTTTTTATACGTGTAAAATAAAAACCACTGTCATCTCTATCTGTTTGAGAATGTGCAATACATATAACTGTTAAATCATCTCTTAATAAATGCAATTTGGAAATTACTCTCCATATACAGGTAGCTAAATCTTGCCATTTATCATAATTTTTTTCTTTCATACGAGCCATTTCATCATCAACCATAATGGCATTTATAGTATCTATTACAAGAACTTTTATATCTTTAAAATCTGTATCAATCCTACTAATAACATTTTCTATAGCACCTACATTTGAAGTTTGAACATAATTTTTATTTTCTGTATTATATTGTTTCTTCCAACCTTTCCAGCTAAGACCTTTTCTATCTGCGTCAATAATAAATGTAGTTTTATAATCAAGATTACGAAGGCTGGTAGTTTTACCAGCTCCGCTTTCGCCCATTATACAAACAACTCTACTCATTTAAAGCACCTCATTTTATTTGGATATTTTGTTTTGTAATTATCTGAACACCATTTATTTCAATACCTTGTTTTATTGAGTTTTTTAATGCCACTTTATCAATTTTAGGTTCTTGTGATATTAAATATTCTGCTGGTATATGTTCTGTAGAATTAATCTCTAATTGTTCAGATTTTCTAAAACTAACTACAACTTTTGCAGTTTCAAATTTATGTCCTTCTAAATTATCAGCTAAATATTTTTTTAATCCTTCTACTTTATTATTAAGAACTCTCTTTCTATTGGTTAAATTTTTAGCTTCTTCATCAATAGCTTTTACTTCTGCACTTAGATTTTTTATATATAAAGCCACATTTTCTCGCTTGTCAGTTAAAACCATATTTAATTCATCAAGACGAGCAGGATTAATTATTTCTCCTGTCTCCATATCCACACATTCTTCAATAGCCTTTTCAAATTCTTGTTTTATTTCATATAAATTCATCACGCCACAGCCTTTCTATTTGTTATTATCTGCACATCTGGTGGTAAAGTATCTGCATAGCCATTACCTTCATCATCAAAATATTCAATATGCCAACGGTTATTATCAAAATATATATCACTTAATCTACCGTTTAAAATATTTTTATATTCCCAATCAGTTATACAATTAGTTGCTATAACCAAGATTGGTTTAACATCTTCTTTATATTCATAGATAGCAATTGTTTTCATTTTTTCACTCCTATGCTATACTTAAATTACTAATAAATTTTTATATAGTTACTTATCTGATTGCCGTCATTTAAGCAACTTTTTTCTTCTAGCCTGCATTTGCTTAATAGCTTTGTAGGCTTTTTTTAACATAACTAAATCGAAGTATCCAAAGTGGCATTCTTCTACAGGTATTTCTAAGATTTTAGCCATTTCAGCATATGCTTTCTTGCGTTTTTTACTCCTGTTTGGCTTACCTTGCCAAAAATTATCAAATTGTTGATGGCATATATGTTTTAGCTTTCGCATTTCTGGATTGGCTAATATTCCGAATGCTTCTTTTGGTCTTGGTTTATGTGTTCCTACATAAGCCCCACAATTAGTACATATATAACATTTACCGCTACCATAACTTTTACCATGATATATATTTTTATTATCTGTATATATCACCTTGCCACCACATAAATTACATACTTCAGGATAAAGATTTATTTTAGAATGGAAACCATTCACCATATGAGATAGCCCCTTCCAAATAGAATTTACTGCTTTTATCTAATTCATCTTTAGGTAAATAATCTCCATATACATCAATAAAATTATTCCCTTCAACAGCTTTAAAAATAATATCTTCATTTAAATCATCTTGTACTTTAACACGATAATTCAACTTCAAAGCCTTTATACATTCAGATATAGATATCTCTCTATCTTCATTCAAGATTTTTTCTTTAAATACCCAATCTTGAGTAATATCCGTTATTTTTCCTTTAATGGCTTTACACGGTATTATTTCTCCTTGTTTATTTCTTATTAAGGCAATCATTTTTACCACTCCTTTTTGTTTTTTGAGCAAATGAATAACATTGACGGTCATCAGCACACACTGGAACAGGTCCATTAGTTAAATACAATATATGTCCCTCTCCCTTATTTAGGTTTTTACCGCAACGCCAACACTTCATACTAAATCCCCTTTTTTCCCTTGAACAAAAGCTAATACACTGCTAAATTTGTATCGCACCATTTTTCCTTCTCTTATTTCTTTAAAGACACCACGATATCCAAGTTCTCTAATCATACTAGGCTTTAAGTCTGTAAATTCTTGTATCTGTTTTGCAGTAGATATTCCAGCAGGTGAACAATACTTGCTATAATCATTTTTACCGCTTAGTTGTTGTTTTAATAATTTGTTTTCCTCTTTCACCTTTACATAATCAATAAGAATATCTCTAATATTTTCTAATGTACTTTGTTCTTTTATTGGTAATTCCATATATTCTCACCTCTCTTTCATTGGTGCGTACCAAGCACCATAGCAGAACTACTTGCAAACCTCCCTGCCGATTAAAATTTGTTAAGAAGATTGTCAGATTTGCTCTTTAGATTATTTTTATTTTTGTTATGTTAATAACTCTGCTATGGCTTGCTACGCACCAATATATTTGTTATAATTCAATTACAAGATTTTATTTATTAGCTGAGCTGTTTACTGGACGGTTCGGCTTTTTTATTTTTACAAAACTTTAATATCAAAATATCTTTTGTCATCAGCCTAAATGTATTCAATATTTGTTTATATTTAGGCTGTTCTTTTTTGTCTATTTTTCCGTCAGAACCAATCTCAATTAAGTCATCTATACATTTATTAGATTTTTTTATATTGGTTATGAAACTTAATACGGTTTCTGAAAAACTTTTACTTTCAATAGGGGCAAGTAATTTTTGACCTAGTTTATAGGTTAATAAGTACTGATACCCTATATATTCACTACCATAAATCTCAACAATATCATTCATCTTATCTATAGTTGGTTTAACTTGATTAGCTTCATACTTTGCCAATGTCCTAACACTGATATCTAATAATTCGCTTGCTTGTTCTTGCGTATAACCTGCACTTTTTCGTGCTTCTATAAGTAGTAATCCGAAATCTTTTATCATGGTTTATTACCTCAATTAGAATTACAATAAAATTAACTAAGCAATATTTTTTTGCTCTCCACAGAAGCAATGTCCTTTATAAATCCATTTATCATCTGCTTTAGCAAATGTTATATATGTTCCTTCAAATCTACCTGTTCGTGGATTATCTCTATGACCATAAGCTTCTCCACATTGTATTAAATCTGAATTATACGTTATAGGTGGTACACATTCAGCAAACCAATTTACTATACTTTCATCAACTACATCTCCAACTTTAGCAAAGTCTTTAAATTCTAAATCACTTTTTTGCCAGTCGTTCATAGTTTTAATTATTCCTGTTTCTTGTTCTAGCGTTTCATCAGCTTGTTCAGACTTTTCAAAGTAACAAATTTTTCCTTTTGTAAAATCTTCGACGCCTTCAAGTGTTACATCATAAATTTTTTGAATAGATACATATTCATAATCGCCGTGTTTATAATCGTTAGCGGTTATTTCTCTATCGACGATTACTTCTTCAATAGAAGCACTTTCAAATTTTAAGCCAGTAGCATATCTTTCTATATAAGCAATAGCTTTTTCGAAAGTATCCCAAACAGTTACTGTGTTTTCCAAAGCATCTTCTTCATTTCCATATTTAAACCAGTAACGAGTTACTTCATAGAATTTGTTACTTTTAAAATTTTTACTTAGCATATTTATTCTTCCTTTCTTTTTCTAGCGTGTATTACAAACTAAGTTAATTCATCAATTTTTTTGCCAAAATACTTTGCAATTTTTTTTGCAACAGATAATGATGGCTCATATTTATCATTTTCTAAATCACTTAATGTTGTTTGTGGTACTCCTATATATTTGGACAATTCTTTTTGACTTATTTTCTTCTGTATTCTTAATCGTTTTAAATGCTTTGCAAATTTCAATATTCATCACCTCTTTAACGTTTTATCGTTAAATATATTATAACGATTTATCGTTTATTTGTCAACGGTTTTACGTTAATTATTTTTAAAAAATAATGTTATGCTTATAACGTAAATACGTTGAAAGGAATAAATTATCATGACATCAAATGAATGGGTCGCTTCAAAAATAAAAGCTTTATGCCAAGACAATAATATTTCCATTAATAAACTTGCTCTTAGTGCTTGTATCACTCAATCTACTTTAAATAGTATTGTTCAAGGAGAAAGTAAAAATCCTAAAATCTCTACACTAGCCAAAATAGCTAATGTTTTTGGACTTACACTTTCTCAATTTCTTGAAGGTATTGAAAGAGAAAGTGATATTTTGGGATAACCTTTTTTCTAGCGTGTACCACGCACCCAACAATATTATTTACTTTTTAGGGGAAAGTAATTTTTGCCATTAGATTTTTTATTGTTGGGTCAGTGCTACACGCTAGTTAATTTAATTTACACATTTATTTACAATAAATCGGCTGGTTTACATTTCAATATTCTAGCTAATTTATATAAAGTTTTTCTTTTTGGGAAAGTTTTCCCACTTTCCCACTGAGCAACAGCTTCTCTTGTTATATTTAATTTTATAGCTAAATCTATTTGTCTAAGATTATTAGCTAATCTTAAAGATTTTATTTTATTCACTTTATCACCTCCTGTTAATTTAATTTACACTTATATTATATGTAAGTTTATCTTACTTGTCAAGTATAAATGTAAAATTTATTTACACCTTTTCGTGTAAGTTTTTTTTACATATAATAATATATAAAGAAGGTGATTATATGAATATTACAGGTGAACGATTAAGACAATTACGCGAAAATAAACAATTATCCCAAGGTGAAGTTGCTAAATTAATAGGAGTGAGCCGTCCTGCATACGTTTTATATGAAACAGGAAGATCTAAGCCTCTAAGAAAAATAAAAGAATTATGTGCGTTATTTAATGTTACATCTGATTACATCTTAGGAAATGATATAAATACATCTAATACACAAATAGAAAATAAACCAAAAGACCTAATTAAATTATTAGAAAAAGAAGAATATACCTTAAATGGTGTTTTAGTAAATCAAGAGGACAAAGAAAAATTAAAGCGTATAATTGAAGCTGCCTTTTGGGACGCAAAAGAAAAAAATAAACGTAAGAAGTGATTTTTATGTTAAATCTAAAATTGCGTGCCAAAAATCTAGTAAAAAAATATGGCACATCAGACCCATACTATATTGCTAGAGAGCTAAAATTTGAAATAGTATTTTGTGATATGCCATATAAAATAAATGGAATGTGGCGACGCATTTTAAGACGCAAATATATTTTTATTGATGAAAACTTAAACGAATGGCAGAAAAAAGCTGTTTTATGTCATGAGCTAGGACATTTTTTATGCCATAAAGGCTTAAAGCTGTTATAAATAATATCTAATTTTATATAAAAATCTACAAATTATTTAAATATTATAATATAATACTATTGAGGTGATAATATGAAATATTACTCAATAGGAGAATTTGCAG